CGAGCCACTTCGACCAGTGTCATGCCGCGATAGGGGTTATCGCTTGAAAGCTCGTTAGCTTCCATTTTGACACCGGCGCGGGATTTGATCGCTGCAACCATCGACTCTTTAACAATCTGGCCATTGCCTGCGTGGGCAAGGTTGGCAGAAAACCCACCCTCTTGAGGCTTGGTGCCCTCGCCTATTTTAGCAAGTAACGACTCGCGAGCTTTATCAATTGAGCACTCGTTATCTTCAACACAAGCAGCCAGAAGATCACTGTGAGCAGATGCGAAAGTACCGAACGCAGCACGAATGCCTTGTTTACGGGCGGTTTCTTTTGCTTGAAAGTCGGCAATGGCTTTTGCTGCCACGGCGCTTACATCGACTGGATTGGTTTTTGCAACTACTTCAGTTACACCTTTTTGTTCGGCGTTAGGTGCCGCTTTTTCGGAGTTAGGCATAAAGCCTCCTTCTTTGGGTTGATCGCCAGCACCTGCCAACGGTTGTAAAATTGTTTGATTTTTGAATGATTGAAGCTTTGTTACATCGAACGATGCGGCCAGTTGAACTTCGGCGCTTACCTGTGAGGCAAATCCCATTTCAACGGCTTCTGCGCCGGTCATCCATGTTTCAGCATCCATCAGTTCAGCAATGGCTTCTGATCCTTTGCCGGTCTTTTGGGCGTAAGCGCTGATCAAGGCTGACTTCATTTTATCCAGAATATCGGCTGTTTTGCGCAGCTCGCCTGCATCCCCACTGGCCCCGCCCCATGGGTTGTGGATCATCATCAGGGCGTTTTCTGGCATCGTGATAGTATCGCCTGCCATAGCAATGACTGAGGCCATAGACGCCGCAATGCCATCAATATGGACATTCACCGTTGACTTGTGATTTTTAAGTAAGTTGTAAATTGCGATGCCATCGGTGACCGACCCGCCGGGGGAGTTGATGCGCAGATCAATTGAACCGTTTGGGTTGACCTCTTTAAGATCCCGGGCAAAGTCTTTTGCAGTCACGCCCCAGTAGCCAATCTCGTCATAGACATAAATTTCAGTGGCGCCATTGGCGAGCGCTTTTATCTCATACCAGTTATTCGGCATTTTCTGCCCCTTTCGGTGGTTGTGCTTGTTGCTGTTGCATTTCGTGACGCGCATCTGAGCTGAATATCAAATCACGCTCCTTATTTTCTTTGATTTCTTGGGTTCGCTGGCGCTTTAATTCCTGCGGGTTCATGCCGCGCTTGCGAATATATTCAGCCTCAGTGCCAAGCCCTGCTTTAATGTTGCGCTCTGCGGCTTTCGATTCTTTGTCAGGGTCTATCCACGGCATGACAGGGCCGATGTAAATAGCGTTGAATAACGTGTCCATGTCCAGATCAAGTGGCGGGTTCAACATGCCCGAAGCAATACCCATGCGAACAGCCCGGCGATAAACAGGCCGTGACCATTTGGCAATGAACATGTGCTGCAGGGTTTCAAAGCCTGCGTAGCCCTCTACCATCTCCTGACGCTGTGCAGAGTAAGACCCATCGTACTGGCCTGATATTGACGAGAACGTGCCACGGGTGCCACTTGCGACTGCCCTAAGCATTGAATCTCTAAACGGTTGCAGTAATGCGCTTGGTCGGTTGCTTTGAATGGTGCCCACTTCTTCGCCTGGGCGCAGATCATCAAATACCGCACCAGGGGAAAGCTGGAACAAACGCTCGCCATCTGCTGCCGAACCTGCGCCATAACCGTCAGACTCTTTTTTAATGTAAGCAGCCAGTACCGCTGATATTCTTGCCGCTACCCGTTCAGATTCCTCATAGTCTTTGAGATCTTCAAGCCGAGTGATCACGCCGTGCAAGATTGAAATGCCACGCGCTTGGCGTAGCCGGTTGGCGTACTTAAGGTGCAATACTTTGTCAGCGGGGATCGGGTAGGTTTTAGAGTTAAAGCTTTTTGCGTCCCCCGGGTGATTGCGGTAAAAGTGGTATTGGGTTGGTTGCCCCCAAGCATTACGCTCAACGCCTTGAGTGATGTTGTTAAAATCATCTTTATGGAAAGGCAGAAAGTCAGCTTCTAATAGCTCAATGCTAAAAGGTACGGGCGTGTTGTGCTTAAAGTTAGCCACATTACCCTCAATAAACTTGCCGAAGCATTCACCGTCTCGTAACCACGAACGGCAAACCAGTCTTTCCATTTCTGCCCGTGATAGTTCGCCGGTTGTATCGGGCGCCATCGATAGCAATTCAAAAAACTTGCTTAGCTCTTGGGCAAATTCTTCATGCTTTTCACCCGAAACTGAGAACGGCATGGGCTCAATTGAGATACCTTTAGGACCAACAACCTTTTGTTCAAGCTTATCCAGCAAGCCGATCACTAAGTCGTGATTTTCATCCAAGTAACGGGCTTGGCCCCTGATTGATTCTGCGGATCCTTTGATGGCGTTATCACCACTGCGGTTGTCCACCTTCATCTTGCGATTGCGGCCCGGCTTTGATGCGTCATAACCCATCATTTGATTAGCAAGGGTCTTATTCTTTGCGCGCTGAAATCCCCACCCTGGGGCAACTGCGAGAATGGTTTTATCTAACCAGTTCATTAATTAAAGCTCGACAGTGAAAAACATCTGCCGTTGCGTGATGCGCTGGCAACTTTGCGCTCCCACTCTTTACGGCCATTTCGGATCGCGTCTAAATCTTCAAGGTTCATGGTTTCGCCACGAAACGTAATGCTTTTACCTGCAAGCACGTCTTTCTCTGCCTGAATGTATAAATCAAGCATCTCTTGTTCTAAGGTCATAACCAGCTCCCGCCTGTATTTATCCAACTGCCTGATGGCTTTTGTTGACTTGGTTGTTTGTCTGGGGATCCTTTGTGAAACTGCCGCTTCTCAAACTCGCGTTTAAGTTGTTTAAAGTCTGGGTTGAGAATGATTAAACATGCGTAGTTGTAGCCACTGAGATCGAATGCTTCGTTTCGGGCTCTTTGCTTATCCCAAATTTCTTTTCTTACGCCTTTGACGTACTTGGTAACAAGCTGCTCTGATGTGTATTGGTCGAACCATTCGCGATCAAATTCCTCGCTAACCGGGAAGTGAATATACCCCGGGCCAACTTCAAGTATTCTTGAGCGCTTCATCACAGTTGTTTTGATTTTGTGAACCCCAATAGAAAACAGGTTCACTTTCCCAAGATTGCTTTTACTTGGCCTGCTAACTATCGGCGCTGACTGGTTACTTGACCCTTTGATTGCAAAGACGCCATAACCCCGGCGCTTAACGAACGTATATACCGCTTGAGTGAAGTGTCCACCGGTATCAATTGTGGTGCCTGTAACGTCCATCGTTAGCCCTGACTCGTGCTTGAACTTTCTGTCCAATGCCGCGTCTAGCCGCTTCCAAATTTCAGGTTTGTTTAAATCGCCCCGAATAACATCAAAGGCAATTTTCCAGTTTTCTTCGTCAGCGCCCCAGCCTTCATACTGAATTTCTAAGCGGTCATCTTGAACATCAACCGCAGCGGTTATCAGCAATGCCCCCTCTGGCACGTCCTCTTTGTAATGTTCGCGGCGTGAGTAAAGCTTGTCTGGGTCTTGCTTCTCACCCTCAAGGGCCCATGTTTCAGCAAGTGAAATATTGGTGAATGTCTGTAAATCGCCCTTGGCTTTCTTTTCCAAAAAGCTAATGACGATATCTTTCAGTTTACGGAATGTTGATGCCAACTCGGGCAAGTGATAACTCGCGTGACCCAAGAAAGGTTTTTCAGCAACCCAACTACCCAACCTGATCGCCTTGTGCCTTACTCCGTCACTCCACAACGATGCACAACTCTCACAGCAGTACATCGTTGTGTCAGGTAGACTCACCCCTTCATCTGACTTCTGCCAGTGAACTTGCGACCATTTTAAAAACTGGCTTTCGCCGCAATCAGGGCAATTCACAAACCAGCGCCTTTTGTCACCCTCTTCAAATGCGTCCTCAATGTATGAGTCACCTTTGATGGTCGGGGTTGATGATTCAAACAATAACCGCTGGTCACCAAACGTTGCCGCCCGTTGCCAAATCAGTTCAACCGGGTGCCCTTCGCCTGTGCGTTTATAGCCGTCCGTTTCATCGGGGTATATCTTAGGTGCTGAGCGGCCCCGCATCGTAGATGGTGAGCCAGACCAAGCGAACATCAAGAAACCACCAGGGTAAGACTTCATGTTCTGATTGTTTACACCTTCACGCGCCCTAGCTTTTGCTATCTTGTCGTCAAGGCTGGGTGTACTTGTGACCATGGGGTCAAACTTTGCATTTAACCAAACGCCCATATCGGTTTGTGTTGGCTGCATAACCATCTGGCTGGATGGTTCTTGATCAATAGAAAACCCAATACTCATTAGTTGAGCTTGCGACTTGCCCGTTTGAGCAGCCCACATTAACGAGATGCGATAACAGCCAGGGTCGACCGTCATGTTTAACGGCTCTACCTGGTAAGGTGCATTCGCAAATCTGACGGGGCCTGGTATGGCGTTGCCCGATGGAATGCGGCACTTTTCTTCGGCCCACTCACTCGGTAATCGTTTAGGCGGTGGCTTTAGGTGTTTAAAAGCTGCCTTGATTGCCTTGTGAATGCCATCCCTGTTTGATAAGTCAGTCGTCGTCATCAGCGCTATACTCTGACAACACAGTCAATGACTGATCAACCTCGTCGAGTAACACGGCTTTAATTTCCGTCTCGTCATCCAGTCCAATCAGTTGACCGGCCACCCTCGATGGAAGTAATCTAATTCTCGCTTTAAATTCAAGCACCGCATCACGCCATGCCAATTCCATTTCATGCAGTGGAGCAACTTCACCGCGCTTTTTAGCGGCTTCAATTTCCGCAATAGCAGTCTCGGCGCCAAGCTTCCTAAGTTTCAATTCATCTTCTGATACCGAACTCAGGTCGCCTACTGTGTTTTTGATTGCCTGGTCTTTTTCCCAGCCAAATACATCAGCAGTATCGAATATCCACTCTTTACCGCGCTGACCCTTTTGAAGAAAAGGCATGCCGCGCTGAACTTTACTTGTGATCGTAGGTAACGAGCAGCCTAGAATGTCCGCCAACTCTGACCTATTGACCTGTGCCATTATTTCCTATGAAAACAAAAAGTTGGAATTGGAATGGTTCGCACAAATTATTACACGAGATGCGAACTACC